ATTTGATGGAACTCAGGCAGATGATGTGAACGCAAAGCTTTTAGTTGCAACAACCGATATTGACCCAGCTACTTCAGTTTCAGCTACCTACGAACAAAGCGGTACAACCATAACAATCACAAAAACCTCGCATGGTTATTCTGTTGGAGATTTTGTTGTTATAGATTTTACTGCTGGATCAGCGACAGACGGCAACTATGAAATTCAAACAGTACCAAATGCAAACACTTTTACAGTGACAGCTAGTGCAAGTGCAACCATTTCAAGCGGAACTTCATGCACTTATGGAGCAAACTTTACTCAATTTAATACTTTTGCTAATGGAGAATATACTGCAAGGGGATTTAAATTTAAATGTGAACTTGAGTCTAATGATCCAGCACAAAACATAAATGTTACTGAACTTGGTTATGAAGCAAGCGTAAAACGTAGAACAGAAACTGTAAATACTTCTATTGATAGTCAATGTGCAACAAATAGCTCTGCAAAAACAGTGACTTTTGGAAACCCATTCTTTACTGGCACTGGCTCTTTAGGAGGGTCAAATGCTTTTTTACCGACTGTAGGAATAACTCTTGAAGGTGCTGTTTCTGGTGATTATTTTAAAATTACATCTATCACTGGCACTCAATTTGTTATCGAGACAAGAGATAGCAGTAACGCATTTAAAGATTTGAGTTTTAAATATACAGCTATTGGGTTTGGTAAAGGTGGTTAAGAAATGCTTGTTGATTTGGTAAATATCAAAAAAATGGGTAGAATAAATTTAAATATTAGTTTATTTTTTATTGTTATTACTTTTTACTTGTAATTTACTTTAAAAAATATAATTAAATAACTTTCAAATCCATTGGTATAACTAAGAAATGGCTACACATGACTACTCACTTGCGAACCAATCGGGAGCCAGCTTCAGAACAGACTTAAATAATGCCCTTGCTGCAATACAATCAAATAATTCAAACTCCTCTAGTCCAGCAACTACAGTAGCCTATCAATGGTGGGCTGATACCAATACTGGAACATTAAAAATAAGAAACTCAGCCAATAACGCATGGATAGCATTATTACAACTTGATGGTACATTAACTTTAGAAAATGGCTCAAACTCTGCTCCAGCACTTGCTTTTAGAGATCAACTTACGACAGGGATTTTTAGAACTAGTAATTCTTTGGGTATATCAAGTGAAGGAACAACAAGAGCATTATTTGATTCTTCAGGTCTAACAATAACCAATGCAGCTACTATATCAAGCACAGGTAATGCGAGTTTAGTTTTTGATTGTGGAACTGGTGGTGCGGGTGGCAACCAACTCAGTTTTATAGATTTTAAAATAAATGGCACAGTAAAGTCTAATATTTCTGTTAATGAAGGAACTTCTGGAAATCCTTTAGAACTAGGATCTGCTGGTAATGGGGCTGTTCATGCGTTTTTTGATAATAATTTAAAATTTAGTACAGAAAGTTTTGGGGTTAGGTTTTACGGAACTTTACATGGTCAGAATAATAATGGAATAAATTTAGGTAATGATAATGATTTACAAATTAAAGTTACAGATACTAACTCTACAATTACTCATAACGGAGAAGGTAATTTGTTTATTACTGCTGAAGGAAGTGAAGAAGACTTATATTTAAGCGCTGCTGACGATATATTTTTAAGAGTACAAGGTAGTGAAGACGGTATAAAAATTCTTGGTGATAATCAAGTTGAATTAGCTTTTGATGGTACAAAGCAATTTGAAACTACCTCAGTCGGAAATCAGTTAAAAGGTCAAACTAGATTTGCTACTTCAAGTGGAACTTTTTGCGCCCTTACAGAAGTTTTTAAAAACACAAGTCATACTGCTGGTGGAAGTTTAAGTTTTCAAACAGTAAACGGTCATGGTGGTGGGACTGTGACCGTTACTTTAACTGTTAACGGTAATGCAGCCGTTAAAACTACAAAAATGTTTGGAATAGCTTTAAGATCAACGTCTAACGCAGGTCTTACAAGTGAAATTTTTACTATTAATAGTGGTTCTGGAGTTAGTTTTTCTGTATCAGGTTCAAGTCAAGGGGTAACTGTAGCAAATAATTCAAGTTCTGCTTGCACTTGTACAGTTAGATTTGACTTGAGCGGTTCTTTATAATTGCATACAAAAATAATTGCATATATAATTTAAAAAATATAAAAAAGTCATGACTCCTCAAGATTTAATTCAAGAAACAAAAGATTCAATAGAATTTAACACAAAAAAACTTGAAATAATAGATAAAGATATAGAACAAGTTAAAATAGAAGCAACTAAAAAAATAGAAAAACTACAAAATGACAGAAATCAAATTGTTGCACAAATCATTAAAGAAAAAGGTGGTATCGAAAAGTTAGAAAAATTGATAGATGCCTCAAATAAAGTACAATCTGTATAAAGCTTTCTAAATAGTCATGGCAATTACTAAAACTTGGGAAATAAATACAATGAAGCGTGATCTTTCAGATGGTTACGTCACAAAAGTTATTTATAGAGTAAAAGGTATTTCTGGATCTAAAGAAAAGGCAAGAAGAACAGGTGAAGTTACATACATTAAACCTGAGTCTTTACCAAGTGATTTTATTGGATTTGCAAGCCTTAATTCTACAACTGTTATAGGTTGGGTAAAAACAGCACTTGGAGATCAGGTTGCAGAAATAGAAACAAGTATTGAAGATGAGATAAAAGAAATTGAAACACCTACTACTGCTGTTGGTGTGCCTTGGTAGTTAAATAGCTGGTTATTAAAAATAAAGGAGTAATAGTAGGAATAATTATCAAAAAAGATATAATTAAAGTGTGAGAAATTGCTCTTAGTATTGCTTCTTTAACCATGTTTGCTCGTATTTGTCAGATAGCTTCATTGTTGTCTCTATTTCTTACCTTGTCAATGGCAGCTTTTGGCTACGTTGCTATTCGCTACATGGGAAGCCCTGAGTTTGAAAGGACATTGAAAAACAAGATTATGGGAAGTCTGGAAGATAAATTGCCAGATGTTATGGGAGATAAGATACCAAGTCTCACAGGGCCATCTATACAGCTACCAGAACCACCAAAGGTGAACAAACTTGGAAATCCCAAGAATTGAAATACCACAAATACTAATAAAAGAAATTTATATTCCCAGAACAAGAACATGGGAACAATATCCAACAACTTTAGATATTATTGACAAACCAAAGCTTGATTATCCTGTTGTAAGTTATCCAACATTTGAGGCTTTAGAATATCACCCTGACAAATTTATTCCAACTGATCCAGTAAAACAGCCAAAGCAAAAGCAACCAGATATACCGCAGCCGCCAAAATATAAACCTCAAGTCAAAAAAGATAAAGAGTTCTTTGTCAAATGCCCTAATGAAGATAATATTCCAGTAGGAAGTTACCCTAATGATTTAAAGTTACAAGTCGTTATCGGTCACTCTGTAAAAAATGGCCGCTGCTATGAAATCTTCAGAGATTCAACCTTTATTGAGAAATGGATACCTAGCACTCCTGTTCTT